CCTACCCAGGTCAAGGTGGGCCACAAGATGTCTACTGTGACTAGAATAGATGCCCTAATTAGAGATAGTCAAGGCATGAAAGATCCAGATGACCATGGTATGCCAGACCCATTCGAGTCCATAGTTGGGCTGTTTATACTCGACCTTAATCAGGAGAGTATTATTAAGTTTACAGAGTCTGAGAATGTAGAGATTCTCTCAGAGATGAAAAAGAAAGATGCTTCTTCACTTCACCTTAAGATGAAGGGTGCATTTATAGAAGCAAAGATCATAAATAAAATTTCCGAAGAAGTTGTAAAACGTAATATAAATGATACTAATTTAGCAGATGGTGTTAAAAATAACTCCGAGGAGAATTTAGTGGCGACAGAAAAGGCTGAGTCTTCTTCAATAGAAGAGGCTGCAACCAAAAGAGAAGGTGGCGAGGATTTCCCTGCGGAAGCCTTTGCTTATGTACCAGTTCCAGAAAGGCCATCTACCTGGAAACTTCGACTTTGGGATAGCTTAAGCGAAAAAGAAACAGTAGCTCAAGTCTCTCGTGCCGTTGCAGCTATTAGGCAATCAGGCTTTAGAGGTAATAAAGTCCAGATTCCAATGGAAGATCTTGCTGCTGTTAAGCGAAAGATCGCTAAAGCATGGAGAAAAGCCAATGGACCGGACAGACCAGTCCCCGACATTTTGAAAGAAAGCACAGAGTTCGAAATGGAAGATTTTGAAGATGACATTCTCGATATTATCGAGAACCTAAATACAGATCTATCAGCAGATCCCGATACCGAGGTAGAAGAAGAAGCTGAAGAAGTCAGTGATGACACCCCCGAAGACGCAGAAGAGTTAGAGGATCCTTCAGCAGAAGAGTTCGAAGACGAAGCCGCAGAAGAAGAGGTGGCTGACGAGGAGCAGTCCGAAGAGGTAGAAGAGGGAGAACGTCCCGAAGGTCAAGAAAAGTCGGGTAAAAAAGACGTTGATCCTGAGACTTCTAAGGGTGCACCAATTAGCCGTGAATCAGATGAGGAAGACGAGACCGAAGAGGTCGAAGAACCCGCCGCTGAAGAATCGGTTATTCAGGATGGAGAACAGGCCGAGGATAGTGAACTCACTGTCGAAGAACAGACAGATGAGCTACACATTAACGATCTTCAGGCTAAGATTCTCGAACTTGAAGGAACAAACACTAAGCTTAAACGAGCACTTCACCGCACCCTTGTGGAGCGAGTTGTCGATGCAAAGATTTCGCTAGGTGTTGTCGAGTATGACGAAAGAGATTCAGCTATAGAAGAGCATTCCGCAAGGACTGGAACTTCTTTAGCCGATTCGCTCCGTGATCTCGCAACCATGCCTCGCACTGAAGCTAGGAAAGCACCCGCTGACCTTGCTGTAGAAGAGGCACTGTACGCGGTTGGCCAAGAGCCAAACGTTTCAACAGAGATCGAAGAGTCCTTGCCTCAGGTTTCGACCGGGGAAAGAGCTGAGCAACTCTTTGTTGATATCCTTATGGGTAAAAGAAAAGCCTAATCAACTTATTTATGAAAGGAAACTTTAATGAGTTTAGCAAAGTTTCGTAAGGTTGGTAGTAAAACAGGTTCAGGTCGTTTTGTAGTCTCAGAGGGCATTGCTCCTGCGACATACTTACTTCCCCACCCTGCCCTGCCAACTTGGTACCTCGATGACGAAGATGATCGTTTCGAGATTGTAATTCCAAAGGGAACTATCCTTTCTGTCGTAAAAGACAGCAATGATGACTCCCGAATTGTTCCAGCTAATGGAACTAGTTCCACCCAAACCTGGGGCGACGCAGACACAATCGATCTAGAGACTGGTGCTACACCCACCAATGTCGCTGGTGATGAAGAGACTGTAACAATCGCTGCCAGCACTGTCCCGATCGGCTGTGCCCAGTATGACCTTTATCGTCCATTCGATAAGGGAACTTCACAGGGTGCTGGTTGGATTACCCGCGGCTATGTTGAATGGCCACTGGTTAATGGTGTTAATGCAAATCTTCTCCCTGGTGACATTGTTCGCGCCGACAAACTCGGCCGTGCAGTTAAGTTTACCAAGGGGACTGATGCGCATTACCTTGCAGTAGGTACCGTTATTGAGGTTGAGTATTTCGCTACCAACTTTGACGATGGTCTTCTTTCCTACATGCAGCTTCCTTCGGATCCCGGAGCTCTTAAGGAAGTTTATGAACTTACCAAATCTGGTCCATATAGTGGCAAGCTCGGTATCCGTTCAAACCTTGACACCGCAAATGTTGTCGGTGCCGTTCGCGTAAGCCTAACTCTATAATAAGAAAGCACACAGGAGGAAAGTCCTAAGATGGCAAAACCAATAGAAGAACTCCTCGCGAATTATGACGCCTGGGAATCTGTACTAACTGAGGACGGTTTCATCGATGATGACCGCAGAGTAACAGTAAAGGAAGCTTTTGCTTCTCCTGATGCTCCTATCCTTTTCCCCAAAGTTATTTCTCGCACTCTAAAGGAAGCGGCAGAACCACAATTACTGGTCACTCCTCTTCTTTCGGTTGTGCGTCTTGGGAAGGGTCGTTCATTAGAATTCCCCGCAGTTAATGCAATCCAGGCAGATGAAATTCCCGAAGGACAAGAATACCCGGAACAAGCTCTTGCATTTGCAAAGCAAATCGAAGGTAAAGTCAGCAAAAAAGGTGTGAAGGTAGCCTTCACCGAAGAAGTTATCGCAGATAGCCTCTGGGACATTGTTGGTCTTCACGTTCGTGCCGCTGGTCGTGCAATGGCTCGTCTCAAGGAGCAGATTGCTCTTTCGAGATTCGCTGGAGCTGCTACGGTAGTTTTCGACAATGATGATGCTGCTATCGATAACACCACTGGTCTTGGATCTACTGGCGCAGCCAATAAGACCATTACCTGGGATGACGTTATCGAAATGGCTGCTGTACTCATGGCAGAAAATCATGTCCCAACTGACTTTATTCTACACCCACTCATGTGGAGCGTTTTCGCTCGTAACTACGAGTTCCGTATGGATAATCAGCCCTGGCCAGCATGGAGCATGCGTCCCACCTCAAGAGAGCAAGCCGCTAACGCTACTGCACCTCTTGGTATGAACGTCCTTGTCTCTCCTTTTGTTAGCTTTACCGCTAAGAGTGGAGCTACAGCGGCTAAGTCAGATGTTTTCCTCATCGACCGTAATGAGGTTGGCGTACTCCTTGTCAAGGAAGATATGTCAACCGATGGATGGAACGACCCAAGTCGCGACATTCAAGCTCTTAAGATGAAAGAGCGTTACGACATCATCATGATGGGTGACGGTGAAGGCATCACTGCAGCTAAGAATGTCAGCCTTGCTAGAGCATACGAAGTTGAGCTTAACAAGAC